CGCTTGAGAAACACCTTGAGCAACGCATCGTACCCGTCAATACGATTGACAGGCAGCTTAGCGTCCACAACCCAAACGCGGGTCTCACCGCGTTGGAGGTGCGGATTGTAGCGGTCGACGTCAAAGTCGCCATCTACAATCACTCCAAGAGCTTGGGACGTGCTTGAGACTCGAGGAAGCCGAATTAACTTCGACAACTCGTGAAACAAGTAGTCCGCAGCTTCATCTAAACCCGCTGAATACAGCCGGTTCATTAATGAAACTGTGGAAACAAGCTCAGAGGTGTCCTTCCGTGAGGAAGGGAGCATACTACGGCAACGGACAATGCTCACGTCCGTACCGGAGTAATACTCCTTCCCGCAAGACTCCCGGAACTTCCCGTTCCAGAAGCTCTTGCGTCGATTTACTTTGAGTCCATTGGACTCAAGCAGATCGATCACGGTTGGCACATGTTCTACAGGGATGATAATATCATCACCGTAGACGCGCACCTTGCCTCTGTAGGAAAGAATCTCTTTCCTACTGAGACGATGGCCTACGTCTTTCTCAATTCCCATGAAGATCAGGGTGCAAAACACCATGGCTTCAAATGGGAATGTGAGGGCGGACCCCATCGACGCAAACTTCGCCAGTTTGACTTTGCCAAACTGAGGAAGTTCAGCTGTTCGAGATCTGCACGCATCAACGGCTTCAAAAAGCCATCGATGCGGAGACAGCATCTCACGAACAAGCTGATTCGAAACCCGGTCAGAAGCTTCACTCAAATCGAGTGTAGCTAAAGACCCACCAATCGATCCCTGACATGCCAATTCTTGATTGACATGCTGGGTATCGATATGATTGACAAAGGCATTGGGGATTTCACAATCCTCATAGCCCTTCTCAATCTGCTCTAGGATTCCCTGTTGTACATATTGCATGTACACAGGTTCCATAGCGATGATGCGAGGGGTTTTGAGCGTTTTAGGGACAGAGATAACCTTAACAGGTTCCTCTTCCCGGGGTCCAAGCCACCGAACTTGGGGCAGATCCTGCCACTGACTCCAAGATGCGAATCCATTTTCAATAAATGGAAACACGTTCTCGAGTCGGTGGGTCCACCGCCGGTTGCTGAATTTGGCATTGCCTTTCAGCCCACTAGCGGTGGAACCAGGACCGTGCTTAGGTATGATCTTACCAGCATATATATTGCTATCAATGCTGCAATAAAGATCACTCCATAGCATACGAGAAACACGAGCAAAGTCGTCCAGAGATCCTCTGGATCGATGTCTGTCGGCTTCTCGTAGCTCCGCTTCGGCATTGAGGTATCCTTCATAAGCTTTCCTTTCTCGTTCCTCGGAACAAGGGAGGTTAATCTTTGCCATTACCAGACAAATCTGGCGAATAGCTTGGATGCAAAGCACAGAAGGATCCTGACGTAGGACACCAGTGTCAGGGTCAAACACCTGGGATACAAAACCTCGCAAAAATGCGGGGAGATGTCGCCACTTCCGAAAAGATCGAAAGTGGTGTGATCCCACATACCCGAGATCTAGGGCTTCTTCGAAGTCCTTACAGAAATCGGGGAGGGTAATCGTAACAAACGATAAACCCTCGGTGTTAACCCGACTCACGATTGTTTCCCAATCGTGATTGGTGCTTGTGCCGCATCGATCACCCAGTTGTTGGGTGATCCTCTGTAATAGGGGCATGGGGCTTTTCATCAATCCCTCCTTGAGGGGGTAATTGAATCCTTGCCACGTAGCCCTTACTGATCTAGCTCTCGCCACCAACAATCTTGGTGACGACAGCCCCCGACGTAGCCGTAAGGTACGCGGTCAGTCCGTCTACAATAGCTTTCAGTTCTGCTGAAGTAAAACCAACAGCAGGATGGTCAATTGTAAAATTGACCGAAGCATTGTAGCTAGTATTAACGTCAGTCTGGAAAGGATCAGGAGCCACCTTATTAAAGGTAAGCTTAAGATTCCTCCGGACGCGCTTCCCGTACGTATGACGAACTGCCATCTGGGTAATCCCATCAGCAGAACGAAATACGCCCGAGGAATCGCCCATACCAACTCGCGGAAGCGGGTAGGCGGTGCCGCTAATAGTAACGGTCTGAGGGTCAGAAAGTGCCATGTGGCGCTCCTATACAGAGAGTTTGGCCCTTTTGGGGCCTTAGGGAACACTAGCAGCATTATAATGTCCTATAACGGACGTTTTATAATGCGGCTAGTGGGGCCTCGGTTTAAACCGAGAGCCACAAGGATCGACGTTTGGAAAGCCGATAGGCCTTCTGTCGGTACGTCGAAACCGTAGGGGTACGCCCTAATACGCATCTTCCTTTCTAACTGGCGTCTGCCTTGAAAGAAAGGTTGCCCATTAAGCGCCCAACCTGAAAACAGGTCGACGCTGCTAGAATAATGGGACATAATGTATGCATAGGGCGCAACAAGTTGATCGTGGTTCGTGATGGAAATGCCCTTTAGGACATCACCTAAATCAGCAAACCAATCGAACAACCAGGAGAACTTGGAAAGCTCCCACAACGTAGACACATCTGGAGATAGCCCGAGGATCACCCGGGCTTCAGCCTCGTACAGTTTTAACCTGTCCCAAAGCCGATCACCAGATGGCCAAACGTAAGTGAAAGCACCAGAGAACCAGTACCTCTTCTCAGTAGTCGACACATAAGTGCCAGACTTAATGGAAGAGAGATA